TGTTAGCCTGATTGGCTGGATTGGAGACACGGGCTGCGTAGGCGATGAGGTCTTGGATGTTGTCAAGCCCCTGCGCTGCAAGTTCGCCAGCGTGGATTCTACCAGCGGGTTGGGAATATGAGATGAGACGTGCATGCAATGTAGTTTCTCCTTAAACTTTTCGCCATTCAGCGAGTTTCAATTGGGCTTGCAACCCTTTATGTGTGTTTTCTTCAATAATCTTTTCAGGATTTAAACCTGCTTGGTGCATTTCGTTAATATCTTTACCTGGTAAATTGTCAGGCCAAATGCAGATCTTGTAACCGTTTTTGATTACTTTTTCCATACGTTTATGGATTTCTTTGTTACGCGGCTCTGCATCAAATACAAAGATTGCGTTCTCAGGTTGTTGAACTCCTTTTGTTGTTCCTTCGGCGCCTGCCATTGCTACCGCGTTTTCTAGAAAGAAACTATCAATCGCACCTTCCACAATATAGTATGGGTGGTTAAAGTTTACTTTATCTAAACCAAATATCTTCGGTCGTTCTTCAAACATAATCGTTATATAACGAATACCTTTAGAATCAAACCCACGAGCAGAGACACCAAAACAATTACCACGTTCATCAAGAAATGGTATAACAAGTCGAGGTTCATCTTTGCCAACATGCTCAAATTTGCCTGGAATGATTTCGTTGATCCAGGTTTTAAACTTCGGTGCGAAGTAAAGGCGGTAATGATGGTTTGGAGGTATTTGCCTGTTTATTATATATCGCTTTACTGGGTGGTCAAAAGCAAGTTGACTGACTTTTTTTAATTTTTTTAGAGGATTATTTTTAAAGACAGGCTTCTTGGTTTTAAACGTTGAATCGTCAGTTGTCTCCGTTGTCTTGATTGAATTGTTTGCTTTATTAACAAACTTTTCTGCGACATAATCGTTATATGTCATAGGATCCTGAGACTTTAGAAAGAACTGAAAAGACTGAGAAGCGCCGCAATTGTGGCAATAATAATGGAAACTATCTTTCTTTTCTAATAGCCATCCACGGGCCTTAGAACGTGACTTCTGAGAGTCGCCACAAATGGGACAACGAAAGTTAATTTTATATGGGGAACGATTGCGTATGCGGAAATGCTCCAAACGACCTGACATCATTTGCGCATACTTCAAATCTGTAAAATCTACCATTATGTAAAGCTCAAGTTATTTCTGTATTATTAGATTATAATAGGATCAGGGCCAAATGTCAATGGTTAATTTCCATTATCCAAACATTAATTGCCAATTCATTTCAACCAGAATAAACATAAACACGCCAACACCACCCATAGCGTAATATTTCCAACGCTGTAAATCTTGGATGGCTTCGTCTTGTTCATCAAGTCTTGTATTCATTGCTTCTTTTATTTCTCGAATCTCGTCAATAAGCATTTTGTTATGATCAAGACGCTTTTGCGCGGTATGATCCGCAAGGCGTTGGTGATCATTGTACGCATTGTTACGATATGCCTCTAAACGTTCCATCACTATACGCGAACGTTCAACGTCTTCTTTTCTGTGTTCAATTACTATATTATCAAGATCTTCGAGTTTGTCAATAGTATTTTTCAGTTGCTCTGCTTGAACGGCAGAATTCCTAGACAATTCTGTCATCATTTCTATTGACGTTTCTACTTTCGCAAAAAATTTCTGAATGTTCTTTACGTCAGCCTTAATTAACGCAATATCGGTCTTCATTTCGACTAACTCTTCGTCTTTCATGGTTCTTGTCCCTAATGAAAAAAATGGTCACCAAAGGGGCGACCACGTAATGCATAGCGAAGTTATATTTACATATCTATTTATTCTTTAGGAGGACTTACCGCTCCTTCATAATACAAAATAATTTCACCTTGCTGATTAATATAGCGGCGAAGTTCTGCTATGTTCAGGGAAAGGTTTTCGTAGTCTTTTACACTAAACGCAATAAAAGCTCTATTACCATTAACAGCTTCAAACTCTTTTAAGAATTCTTCAAGGTTGTCTTGGTTGACTACGTATAAACGAGTGTCTACTAAATTAATCGGTTTCGGGCGAGCTACCGTCGGAACTGTTGTTTTCTGGATCTCCGTCACTACCTGAATTTCCGGTTCCGGTTTCCCCAGTAGGAGAGCGCTGCAACCAGGAAGGAGTAGGATCGTCGCCAGCACCGCCAGTATCTTGCTCGAGTTCACGCCAAAGTTTTGCAGTTGCACCATTCATTTTCCCCTCAAGTAAGCCTGGTTTTGCTAATGCCAAGGCCGTTAAATTATGTCGTTGGAGCTTTCCACGTAGGTCATCTCCATAAGCCTCAGCTTTTTGTAGATCAGTTTGCAGTTGATTGTTGAGTTCAGCCATCTTTGCAGCATCTTCTTGCAATGTAGCAATACTAGCCTCAGCAGTTGCTACAGCCACCTCCATCTTTGCCACGTTTGCACGAGCAGTTTCAAGATCTGTCTGTAGCTTTTGGACATACATATATCCAACACCACCTGTAGCTAATATTACTACAACAATTGCAATTTTAATAGATGCAAACATAGTGCTCTATCAACTAGCCTTTACATACAGAAGCGTATAGACCTTCAAAAGTTGGTTTATCGCAACCATACTTTTCTTTCATCTTTGAATACATTTCTGTTTTGCCACAAGCAGATGCGTGAAGCTTTTTCATCTCAGCCTTCATGTCGGCGTCGTCATCTTCATCCTCATCTTCGTCATCGGAATCATCTTCGTCAGCGTCGTCCTCGTCTTCTTCCTCAGAAACAGCAGCTTTGGCTTTTTCTTCGAGTGCAGCACGAACACGTTTTTGCATTTCTTCTTCAAACAACTCTTTGACGTTGAGTGGGTTACCTTGAATCGCTTCTGCGATAATTTTTTCTAAAGACATTGTCTTCTCCTTTGATTAATGGTTTGGATATTCTATTTATATTATCCGAACATTTTGGCTTGCGTTGCAGGACCAACAATACCGTCCACGGCCAAACCGTTTTCTTTTTGCCAAGCACGTACAGCAGCATCTGTACCCATTCCAAAGATACCATCTGCAGGCGATACTCCAATTGCAGCTTGCATACGAGCAACATCATCGCCTGACATACGACGGCGAAGTGTTCTTACACTAGCAGCCTTTGGCGCTGCCTTTGCCGGTGGAGTATATTCACCACCCAAAATCTCTAATGCTTCTTCCCAACGACGGTTGCGATCGTCCAAACCAATTGTACCGCCATTAATTGCTTTAGTTAGTTTAACGTTATCACCTGCATCAGCGTGGCGCTCAAGTTTGTTTGTTGCCCAGAACCAACAAGCCGATTCCATTGCACCTCGAGGTGTTGCTACATATTCTGCAGCTTCTTCAGCTGACATACCGACGGTTTCACCAAAGGCTGCGTAGTTATTACGGCCCGTAAGCTGTTTGATACCTCGTCCCCTAAATAACCAGCCATCGCCAGGTTCTGTGTTACCCAAAGCTCCTCGCTTGGATCTAAATTCATCTTGGTAGACGTAGTTTGCAATTTTTTCTGGATCTCTTGCGTATTCCGCAGCATCTCTTTTGCCCTTTCCGAAATAGCGACCAAACACACCGTTTAATGCCTTTTCTGAGTAATTAAGGTTTTCTTCTAACCTTGTAAAGTCAGCTGACTCGTGAGCACACTGTGCCATAAATCCTGCAATACGATTTACTGTGTTAATTTCATATTGCTCAAACATAGGTAAAGCCGCTTCATACCATTCCGCAGCTTTGCGGTTTTTTGGAATCATTGCGCTAAACTGTTCTAAAGTAATCATTTCATTGTCTCCTTAAAACTTAATCTTTTTGATTTTTTCTTATATTTCTTTGCCTGTGCAGGAGTAACACCAGGTTCACCATCGTCACCTACACCTAAACCAGCAATCGCTCCACTACCAACAGAAACATCTTCTTCCATTCTGTCCATAATCCATGCTTTAGCATTTGCCTTGCCGTATTCGGTAGTTTCCCATTCCCAACTATCTCTGCGGTTATCCCATACCATAACTTTCCATTCGCCTTTGTGACGTTCATTATGATCTAAAGCTTTTTCTATTTGGTATTTCTTACCACTAATTGTTGCTTGGATTTCGCCATTATTACCTGCTTTTTTCCAGCGCGGTGCTTTTGCTTCGTTTAAAACATTTAAACCATTGACATTCTCTACCAGTGTGTTATAATAACCATATCGGTTTTGAAATTCTAATAGTATCTCATCTAATTCAGACTCATCCATACTTTCAGTAATTAATGACTCATCCGAAAAATGTTTGTATTCTTTAATTAGAAACAATGCCGCAGCATAAGAAGCGATCTTTGAACTACCACCAGGTAATTTAGACAAAAGCTTTTTGATATTGGCAAGCATAATGTCGAACAAACCCCAAGCCTGCTCTTCTTTTTTAGTCTTAAGGGTTTTTCTTTTCTTTAATACTTTGCCCTCAGCATCAATGATGCCAAGCTTGTATGCTTCCCACTTGTCGAAAGGAGTAGCAAGCCGTCTTACAAATTGGTATACTAAAAATAAATCAACGACCATAGTCAGATTCCTTTGAGTTTTTCGACGATGCGGCTATCCGATACAATATTATCTTTACTCAAAACGACATCTTCATAACGAATTTCCAATGGCATAAAATTCAAATATTCAACAAATGGTTTTAAGTATTCGTGGTATTCATGCAATCGCATAAACAGCAGGTTCGTTGCATCAGGACCGAACACATTAAATATGATAATCATATGATTTAGAATCAACCTCTCCTTAAGATCGTTGTCTTGGCGATACCTGCCAAACAATTTTCTTAAATACTGAAACCGTTTCAAATCCTCTTCAAATTCAATAACGTCTGAACATTGAGGATTATCATAATGTTGCGCAGCATGTAACAGAAAGGTTGATTCCGTTAATTTCATAATCTATAATTGACTCTTAGTCTGCTACAACTGTATCTTCAATAGCGGTATTACCGGTTATACCAGCATCACCCGCATCTGAAGCAGATACTTTCATCACGACGAGCGCTTCTGCTTTATGGCGTGGATTGCCATTCTGATCCGTATATGTATGGTACAGATTCCAACCTGGCGTTTTCAAACCTTTTGCTCGGTTTGATGCAACTGCTGCTTCATCCGTATCTACAAAGTAAGCGTTATCCGCGTCGTGCGATTTGTTGGTGTTGTTAGCATCTGTTTCTAGATACTTTGGGCGATCTGCCGCGGTATCTGTTTTTCCCCATTGTGCCATTGCTTTTCTCCTAGTTTGGGTTTACAATTATAGATCTATTTATTACTTTTTTTCATCCATTGATTTTGATACTGCTTTGCGGCGCTTGTGCAAATACTCATCTGAGCTGTCTACGTCGCCATCGTTATCAATATCTTTATCTTTACGATCTTTGAATTTTTTCTTTAACGCTTTAGGCTGAACTTTGTCCATATCGTCGCCGTCGTCGGAAACATCGTTTGTGTTGTCTTCCATCAACTTATCGATGAATGCCTTTGTAACATCAATCTTCATTTGGTTTTTCCTCTTTATCTTTTTTAGGTGGAGTTTGATCTGATTCTTCATCCGAATCGGCTTCAGGCTTTTTCTGTTTTTCTTCTTTAGCTTTACGTTCGCCTTTTTCCTTGGCGGCTAACTGAGCAAGATCTTGCGGCTCTTTTTGTTCGTTAATGCCGTCAAGATACCTTTTAAACCGTTTCATTTTTTTATTTCCTAAATTAAAATTAGATTATCTGCTTATATTTATTAATTATCTACCTTGGCACCTGCGCGCCATTGGTAACAACTCCAGTATCGTGCTTTCCATTTTGGTCCTGGATCTGCACAGTTATGTCTTGCCCTAAAAGATTTGCGTCTTGCAGGATCATCACGTTTGATTTCCATATTAGGATCGCCAAACCCAACCTTTACAACGTTGCCTTTTTCATTCTTAACGTATACATAAAACTTTTTCTTGCCGTCGCTCGAGCGAGTAGGATTGTTCAGTTCAACCTTCCGCCCTTGATATTCAGCAGCCTCAACAATTAAATCGTCATAGATATCGCATTCCTCGCAAATATTATCAATCTGTTCTTCACGGTATTGTTTAAAGTTCTTCATAGACTTAAGTCCTATATATTACTTGGTTCGGGTTGTTTTCTATTACTTTTAATCTCTTTACTTGATTCGGAGCAATGACTTCTATTGTATTTGTCTGGAACTTTGGCTTACCTGTGTATTCAACTTCATATACGAT